CATACTACAGGGTTAATCAGGCGGTTTGATGAGGTGGTAAAAAAGGGGGGTCTTGGACTTTTGTTGCGACGAGAGGGGATAGCGAAGACTTTTCTATGTAACAGGGGCCAAAAGCCAACGTCCCTGCCAGGGAGGACATAATGGACAGGGCTCATTTTGTTGCGTATTTTTTTCTAATCGTAGTGGTCGCTATATGGATTGGAGGTGTGTTCGTTATGCCTGAGAAAGAAGCCGAGGCGAGTCAATATGATGGGAACAGGATGGAGCGTCCAGACAAAGTGATTGCTGATGCTATTAAGGGGCAGACCAAGGTGTTGCGAGATATTTATTCTGAATTGACTAAGATTCGTAAGTCTCTCCAGAAAATAGAGAGGGCAAAATGAAGTCACAAAAACGAAAGTCACAAAACAAGGTGAAGCAGAAGGCTCGATCTCATCAGAAGCGGGTGCAGCAACGTGCCGTCAAAGAGGCTGCTCGAAAGAAATTGAACCAGAAGGCTAAGGAACAGGTGCGTCGATATTTGAAGGGGACGAGAAGGCCATCTCCTCCGAGGGCTGAACAAAAACCAACGGGGCCGACACCAATTCAGGCCAGCAAAGCTTTGTCTTTAGACGACACGGCCACGTTTGCATATTGTGATGGGGTAGGGGAGTGCTGCAAGAATCGGCCAATATTTGTTGAGCCTTCTGACGTGTTCAGGATTATGAAAAATACACGAGCACGCGAGAAGTTTAACTTGATAACTACCTCTGATCTCTATCCCAAGGACAAAGAGCCGGGGCCTTTGGCTTATTATACAGATAAGCAAACGCACCTACCCTTCTGTGGTGTTCATCGGGTCGAGATGCAAGGCAAGGATGGGAAGGTTGATCAGGTATGTCCATTTTTTGAGATGGGGAAAAATGGACCCGAGTGCATCTTGGGAGAGGACCGTTTGACGCAATGCAAGGCAGATCCGGTTTGTCGCCTATCTAGGCTTAACGCTAAGCGACGTCTCTGTGGTTGGGACTATGGGCTTATTGATCAGCCGTGCCTAGAATGTGACCAAGCTGCCGATGATAAGATGCGAGAAGAGAAGGTTGAGGATTGGCTAATCTCATGTGGAATGGAAGAGCGCCTAATGGAGTCAGATCTATTCCATGGATTTATTGGTTGGTTGCAACGATTGACCACAAGTGAATTTCACTGGAAATTTGCTACGGTTCTTTTGTTCGATTGGCATAGGTATTCTATTGAGCATTTGCTACAACCCTTGGAAGAGGTATTAGAGTATGGGCCGCAGGATGTTAAGACGGTCTTTATAGCTGCTCGCACAATGACGGAAGCTGTGATTGCCAGAGATCGGCAGCAGGAGAAAAAAGATGATAGTGAGGGACGGGATAGTCTTCAGGGGAATGATGTCCCTGAAGGGGGAGTTGAATCAGACTGAGCATCAGGGCTGGTTGGATAGTGGTGCCAGGATTAATGCTTCCCTTGATGGTCAAGATGCTACCTTGGAGTTCAAGGTATGTTGCAACATGGAGGGGGGGGAGTTTTTAGGAGCGATTAGTTTCAACAAGTCGTCGTCGATACATTTTGGAATATTGGCCGAAGAAGGCAATATGGACCTGGCTGCGATTGTAGGAGGCAAGACAATTGTCGCATTGGGGCCGGTCCCCCCTTCCCTTCAGGTATTTTTGCAGGGGAAAACCAATTGGATGCTTTTCGAGAAATATGCCGAAGCGGTTGCATACAGCATTGGGCTTTCTCTAGTTGGCCATGAGGTTGATAGGCATGAAGTTATGGCCATGGCCGACCATGGCGAGTTGGAGGGCCTTAGTGATGCTGAGTTTGAGGATTTGTTGAATAGTTTAAGGGTTGCGATGGGTCGAGAGGTTTACGTGGTAAAGCTTCGTTTGAAAATTATCAATCGGCAGGATCTGGTGGGAAACTTGTTTGCCGAAAGAAAGGGGAAAATTATCGATGCCTGATCCGACTACTAGAGAGAAAATATCATATATCATAAAGGAGCGATGCCCGCTTCGAACGGTACTAAGACCTGAGAAGGCATGTCCATATTTTGGGCCTTCGGAGTCGTGTCAAGATTGTGTCTATAATTGGATGGTAATAGCGTCTACTGTGCTAAAGCTTGCATCGATTCGTCGTGCATCGTATGAAAAAGAACAGGAGAAAGTAATAGAGCTGACGAAATCTAAAGCGATCTTGCATGAAGTGGTGGGGGATATTGCGAAAGGGCTCATGGCCCTGGATCGGGCAAAGGAGCTTTTTGGGGCCAGCAAGGAGGAAGAGGATGAAGGGGATTCGTTGCACTGAATGTGGATTAGAGATTGAGCACAAATGCCATTCCGATGTTGAGGCTGCTTTGTCGGCACTACTAGGTTTTGATGTTGAGTTCAAAGCGCATGCAAAAAAGTTAATGCAAGTTGCCAATGATGGCAATTACTACGAAGATGGTGATGAGAATGCTCCGTTTTTTACGGAAAGTTTTTTGTATCCACTTTTCGGAAAGGAAGATGCTCGAACGCTTATTGCTCTTGTTCATAATGTTGCAGTAGCGTGTGGTTTTGATCCAGAGGAGCTTATGGCTCAACGTGATAAGGTTGAAAATATTGGGATGATGAGAAGCGTGCTAAGAAATCTGTACTTCTGTGCAGCAGAAGAACGAAAAAAGATTTTTGATCAATATTGTATGAAGTGTGGGAAGAGCAAGAAGAGCAATTCTGATTTTGACCAGTGTAAATGCGAGGAGAAAAGATGATGCTAGATAGGATTGTAGTGAAGATTCAGCGTGTGCTCAAAGGTGACAAAGGGATTAAGCCTATTGCAGAATGCGGTCGAGTCGCAGCGACTATTCCTGCCGATGGGTTTATTATTTTTGCAGATAATCCAGGCGTAGCTAATCCGGCAATCTATTCGTTATTTGTGAGAGATTCTGATCTTCAAAAAGCCATTAAGGTATGGGAAAAAAAGGGGAGATCAGTTCCTATTGATGCTGACTCATGGGATGGAGACGAGGAATGAATCAAGAACTAAAGAGGGAAGACGTCAGGTGTGTTCAGTGTGGTGCGGTTACGCAAATGCCAACGGGGCATTTAACCGAAGAGGGTAAGAAAAACTTTCTGTGTCATATCTGTCGAGAAGCTGTTTTGGAGAGACGTATCGAGAAGCAGCGAATTGGCAGTCGAAAACTTCTCGTTGATTAATCGTGTATAAGCCAAAACGAAGACGGCCCTGTAAGGTTTGTGGAGAGGATCTAAACTTCTGGGGGCCAGACAGGAAGGGGATTTGTCCTACGTGTTCTACGGCCAGACGGGAATCTCTTGTTTTATGTGGGGGGCGCTGCAAGAAAAAGCATAAGTTGCGCGAAATGGCTCCTGTTTGTTTCTATTTTGAACCGGGCCAAAAAGGCGGCAAGAAACATACGGTTTACTATTGTACCAGATGTTTGGTTGCTGCCAGGTCTCGTGCGAGCATGATGGAGGAGGGGCAAAAGGAAACTCTTGCCAAGGCGGAAAGCAGGCGGGTGCGTGCGAGGCAAAAAAAAGAAAAAGGAGAAAAAAATTGCGACGTCTATTGATCTCTATCTTGTTGTTGTTTTTTATTGCTTCAAAACCGATGGAAAGAACTTGGTCTGAGTTGTCGGATCATGTGAGTCGATCCATCCTGGAACTTCATGTATCAAAAGGTCCGGCGAGGGACTATATTCTATGGCATGAATGTGGGAAACGGCTAGGGGGACAGCGGGCAATTGAACGTGCCCAAGAATATTCAGAGGCTATTATTAGTTCTATTTTTGATGTTGAGAAAAAAACTGGAGAGTATATCGATCCAGATCATGTGGTGGCTATTTTATTTAGAGAGTCGTCTCATGACGAGTGCGTGATCGGAAAGCAGGAAACACGTAAACTGACTGAACAGTTGGGAAGGGCTCCAAAGAAAAAAGAGATTATTGCTCATGTAAAAACCTGGATTCGTATCTATTCTGAGGCAAGGAAGGACTGTCGAGAGAAAAATTTACCCAACGATATGAAGTGTATTGGTAGATATTTTAGCAAAACCAGTCCAGAATACCGAGGGATTCATGGTTGGGACTTGGGAGGGGCACAATATCGTTGGCCCGGAGGGAGGATGCGGGGACGACACGTTGTTTTACCTTGCGGCAGAACGATTGAGGGAGTTACCTTAAAGGAGATATTTGATTTCGATGTTGCTATTCAGATGCTGGTCGAAGATTTGGCATATTTTAAAAAAGCTTGTCGCAACCATACCCATTGGCTGCGTTCACGAAATGGAAGAAAAATTCGCAAACTTGATCCCGAGGAGGCATATTGGGTTCATCACCATAGTGGTGAACACAGGTGGAGTGAGAGATACTGGAAGAGAGTCAATAGACATTTAGAGGTGATTCGCAACATGAAATCGAGTTCACTTCTATCTTCTCTTTGAAGCAGCGTTTTGTAATCGTTTGTTGGGGTGTTGAGGGTAGGCAGAGCGAGCGAGAAAAGCGGAGTTGATGGATAAAATACTTGACTAACGTTTCGTTGCCTGGTAAAGCTCAAAGTTGCCTTATAGACCGGAGAGAGTCCGATGGAAGAACAGATCGAGACACGTTATCGCAATGAAACTGCTTCGTTAGGGTTTGTTCAGTTACCTACGCTGGTTCTGTGCGATAAGCGATTAACTAGCACCAAGAAGATTCTCTATGCGATGTTTCTGCGCTACGCAGGGTCTGACAATTATTGTTTTCCAGGTATTGGCAAGATAGCAAAAGGGTTGGGTCTTCAGGTTCGGCAGGTTTATAATCTAATCAAGGACTTGGAAGATCTCGGGCTGATTACTAGGGAGCAACGGGAGGGGAGATCTTCTGTCTACTGGATAGAGGAGATGGCCAATGCATATGGGGAGGGGAAGGGAAACCGTCTTCGGGACGATATTATCTCCATGTTGAGGGAAAGCGGTGAGGAGAAGGTTGTAGAGACGATTCTGGATAGGCGTGATACCCCCGTAGGGGACGATCCAAAAGAGGGGGAGGTACGGCAGGCAGGGGAGAAGAGTGACGGTGGCGATGAGCCGCAAAGTAAGCCTCGTTTTGAAAAGGTTTTAGATAGATCTAAGGAGAAGCGAAAAATCAGCCGGGCCGCTAGTGAGAAGCGGATTAGTCGCAAGAAAAAGCTTTCTCAAGATCCCCAATATGTGGCGCAAAAAGCTGCAAACAAAGCTGCAGCTAAGATGGAGAGGGAAGAAGAGTTGGGAGCAGTGGAATCGGTACGTGATGTTGAGGATGAGTGGAGGGTTGCTGCAAAAGAGACATGGCCAGATGCCCCGTCCCTGTATGGTCCGTGGGATAAGAAGGCAAATCCTGGGATGTGGCGTGGAATTACTAGAAGTTTGTGTGACAGGTGTGGGACTGCAGAAGTTATTCGATTGGTAAGAGATGTGATTGTTCGCTGGCAAAGCCACTATGTGGACGAGTATGGCCTGAGTGGGTATCCGAGTATGAATTTGGTTGCGGCATATGCTGATTCATGGTTACCTAATATAGAAAGGGAGTTGATCAGGCCCCGGCGAAAACGAGGGGCCAGAGATTTGAGGGACTATGATGAAGCAACAGGCACAAAAGATGGAGGGATCTCCTTCTTGTAAGCGTGGTAAAGTTCCGCGCAAATTGACCCGTAGAAGCCTGGAGCGCATGTGGTTGCCGAGGCGTTTTTGGGAGGCGAATTTTGAACGAATCTCAGAAGGTGGCCACAAGGCTGTTCTCGAAAGCTATTTACGAGGAATCGAGCGGGCTCTTTCCAAAGGCTTTGGGATGATTCTGTGGGGCAATAACGGTGTGGGAAAAACTGCTGCGGCAGCGTTGTGTTTGAAGCAGGCACGCCGATGGGGAGCTACCGGTTTGTTTCTAACAGCGAATCAATATGTCGGGGCCGTAATGTCGAGAAGGGCCTTTGATGATGCTCAGACAGTGGAACAACGGGCACGTTCGGTGGATCTTTTAGTTTTCGATGATGTGGGCAAAGAGGCGATGCACAAGGATCTTTTGCACGATGGTGTTGTAGCAATTTTGGAAGATCTTTTGCGATCTCGTTCGTCAAATATGAAATCTACAATTTTGACAATGAACATTGATATGGGTCGAATGGAGGAGCGCTATGGCAAGTCTTTTTCCAGATTAATGCAGGAATCGGCAGTTATGGTTGAGATGGTAGGGCCATCTCAGAGGGAGCGAGGCAAAGAGGAATTGGCAGAGTTTTTTAAGGGGTAAAACGTGACTGGTCAAACTTGTCCTGTATGTGGAAAGCGTTTTCGTATTGGGGAGCAGATCATTAGAGTTGTCATAGAGGTAGCTTCTCAGATTGAGAGCGGTGAAGAGCTTGGGCCGGTTGTGGATGGGAAGGATGAGGATTATTGGTCTAATATTCACGATTGGTCAGTTCTCAGTAAGGTTCATTTACCGTGTGCGGTAAGGGCACTGAATCAAGGCGAAGTCTTTCCTTATGATGAAGAGTGTTGGGAATTGCCTGTCGAACAATTGGCAGAGGAGCTAATGCGTCCACCGCCAAAGCTTCGGTTGGTACAAAGCGGCTGAGATAGCGTTAAGAAAGAAATGGATCTAGACCTTTCGTTTATCGGCGCTGTATTGCGCCAAAAGGGTGCCTTTGTGCTGGCAAAGCGCGAGGGTATCAAAACGGAGATGCTGGAAGGGGCAGCTCCTGCTGGTTGGGAATTTATCGATAATCATATTTTGGAGTTTGGGGATCTTCCTTCTATCGAGTTTTTTTCTGCCAAAACAGGTATTGAGGTTTTAGACGTCAAGGAGAGGGCGGATGTCCTGGTCGCTGATATTAGAGATCGAGCGTTATGGAATAAGCTCAAGGGGGCTCACGAGACGGCTAGGCAACTGCTTGAAAACAATGATGGGCATGGGGCGCTCGAATGTTTACAGGAGGCTGTCAGAGAGTCGCATAGGGACGGGATAACGGGAAATAAAATAGGCAGTCTACTCGGTCTTGGCTCTGATGTTTTAGCATTTTACAAGAGAATGAAGAGTGGAGAGCGAGGCGTTCTCTCTCCTTGGGATGCTATGAATCAGATGACGCTAGGTTGGTGGCCCGGTGATTTAGTGGTGTTTGTTGCTCGCATGTCGGTGGGAAAAACATTTACGTTGATGATGTTGGCACGTCAGGCTTGGCTAGATGGCTATAAGGTGTTGTTTGTCGGCACCGAGATGAGCCGAGTCAAATTGGCCATGAGGTTTTATGCTATTCATCTTAAGTTGCCCTACAAAGAATTCCGTCGTGGTCAGTTGGCCGCTTTTACTGAGGAAAAAATGATAGAAGAGATTTCTGCGCTCCTAAACGAGAGAGGGTTGGACGTCGTAGGAGACGATTTTGAGGCGGAAATAGCTGAGATTGAGGCGGCGGTAGAGCAGGTTCAGCCGGACATTCTTTTTGTTGACGGTTTATATCTGGTGCGAAATACGGGCATAAGTAGGCATGAGCGTGTGAGCAACACAGTGGACGATCTAAAACGGTTGGCACGTCGAAAAAACATTCCGATCATAGCGAGTTCGCAATTCAATCGGGAAGTGGCTGTCAATACGAGGGGTGCTGTAAATGCTGCAAACATCGGCATAACGGATGTTATAGGTTGGGATTCAGATGTGATTTTCGGGATGTATCAAAACGAAGATATGAGGGAAGACAAAATGATGGGGTTTCGTCCTCTCAAGTTACGAGAGGGGGAAGGGCAGGATTTTTTTTGCAAGTGGAATTTCGACGAGATGGTATTCGATCAAGAGGCTGTGGATAGTGATATTGAGAGCGGTTTTGACGATGAATCTTTGGATGGAATTCCTGGTATCTCTATTGGTGATGACGGGTGGGGAGATGATGACGACGGAGATTCTGGCGCATTGTTTTAGGTGATGGATAAAGAGCAGGCTCATATTCTTTTGGAGAGGTTGGGGTGTCGCAGGATACGTGTCTCGGGTGAGGAGATTATATGTTCATGTCCATTTCCTGGTAACCATCATAGGGGTGATAGGCGCTCTTCGTTTTCTGCAAATATAGGAACAGGAGAAAGCAGTCCATATTTTTGTTTTGCATGTCACGAGTCTGGGACTCTGGAAGGTTTAGCTGTTCGAAATGGCTATACTGATCTGGTTCCGGGTTGGAAGCCTCGAAGCGTGAAGGGCAGGAGTTGGCTCAATATTCCCTCTACAAATGCTGGGGTATTTGGTCCAGTATTTCGTAAGAGAAAAAGGCCGGTCTTATTTAGAGATGATTATTTGGAGCCTTTTGTTGGTGTGCTCTCAGGATATTTAAAAAAAAGAGGGGTTAGTTTAGAAACGGCGCGATCATGGGAGCTTGGCTTGGATAAGCGGTTTAGGCGTGCGACTTTTACTGTGAGAGATTTCAAGGGACGACTAGCTGTGGTTATTGGTAGGGATATTACTGGCAAGTCTGTTGTTAAATATTCGAATTACGTGTTGGATCGGAAAAATAAATGTATGGTTCCATTTATTGATCATGATCGAGAGAAGGATTTTATTGGGCCAACGAAGCGCTATTTTTTGTATGGCGAGCACAAGGCTTGGGACGTATCTGTGGGCAAGTCAGATCGATGTAGCGATGACTTGATCGTGGTAGAGGGGCCTATCGATGTGCTCAGGGTTTGGCAGATGGGGTGGAATGTTGTGGGGGTGTTAGGCTCGTATCCGCACGAGGCACAGGTTGAGAAATTGATTACGATGGTGCCCCGCACAGGTAGACTCGTCATTATGGCGGACGGGGATGAGTCGGGCCGCAAGCTTGTGCGGAAGTTTGGAGAGATGATCGGTGGTAGGGTGCCTGTATTTGATGCTCGTCTCGGAGACGGAATGGACCCTGGGGGGGCCACCGAGAAGGAAATAGGTGGGGCGTTGAAAAACGCTCGCATGATTGGCTTGACGTCTGTGCGATAATGGTATAAGGATCATTTTGTTGCCCCACGAGTAAGGGGCTGAAATATTGAAGCGGTCCTGTTTGGACTAACAAGTCGGCGCATAGTCGCCACACACAAAGGAGGAATGTTATGGGTTGGTATCAAAAAGGTTCTACGGCGGAGAGTAGAGAGCGTGCCCGCAAAGAGGCTCGTTCAAACAGAAAAATCGGTCGGTTCTTTCTGAAAGGAAAAGAGACTCGACGTATCATCATGTTGGATGATCAAGAGTTTTGTATCTGGGAGCACCATCTCAAAATAAACGGGCAGTGGGGCAACTTTTTTACCTGTCGTAAAGGGGCGGACCAAAATGATCCATCTTGTCCCCTCTGTACGTCCAAGGCGAGCCGGTCATATACTGGGTTCATTACCGTTTTGGATGAGACTGGATGGAAGAACTCAAAGGGGGAAATGATCAAATATGGGCGGCAGTTGTTCCCCATGTCTATTCAAATCTTAGAGAGGTTCGCTACTGTACGAGACAGAAAGACGTCTCTAGTGGGGACGGTATGGGAGTTGACCCGATCTAGCGATAGTGCTCCTCGTTTGGGGGATGTTTGGGATTACATTGAGACAGTTGATCCGTTCGAGGACGAGAAATACTGGTTTACTTCTCGTATGGAGGGAAAGAAAAAGCCCCCAGAGGTATTCGATTACAAAGAGATCTTTATGCCTTTGTCTTGCCAGGAGATGCGTGCCCTTGGATTGGGTTCTTCCAAAGGTATGGATGATTCTGATAAGGAGCCGGATAATTTCGAGGGTGGAGATGACGACGCTCTTTACTGATTCGAGAAACATGGAGGGCAAAGATGAAGGTCGAGATATCGGATTATGCGTGGTTACCCCTTGAGGGATATCCATCGAGCAAGCTCTCTCGATTAAAAGATCTCTTGACGGTTCTGCCTCGCAGAACACATGAGAAGCAAGCAGATCCAGACCCGATAGAGTTGTTTCGCGAAGTTGGTGCTCGCATTGGTATTCCCCGGACGTTTTATTTGGATCGGAAACGGCTAGAAACCGATCTAACATTGACGACATCGGAGGGGGACGAAATCGCCGCAGAGTTTAATGGAGTCCTTAAGCCAGACCAGGCGGCAGCTAGTAATGTGATTGTGGACAGTTGGAAGGGCGGTGATCTTGGGGGTATTGTTCAGGCCACACCTGGCTGGGGAAAAACGGTGGTTGGGTTACATATTCTTGCCACTATGCAGAGGCGAACGATCATAGTGGTTCATAAGGAGTTTTTGTTAAATCAGTGGTTGATGAGAATCAAAGGTGATGGCAAAGGGCACGATGGATTTCTACCAGATGCAAGGGTGGGAATTATTCAGGGAGAGCGTTGTGAGTTCGGAAAGGATTATGACATTTCAATTGCGATGATTCAATCCTTGGTGAGTCGTTTCGATAGTTACCCTGAAGAACTGTGGAATACTTTTGGTTTAGCGATTGCAGATGAGGTTCATAGGGTTGCAGCACCTACGTGGGCCAAAGTGTTTCCTCGATTCAAAGCGCATTACCGGTTGGGACTATCAGCTACGCCTTATCGGAGAGATGGGGCGCAGAATGTGTTTTTTTATCATATTGGCAATGTTTGTTATCGCTCACAGACCAGCCGAATCGTACCTCGGTTGCGGCGTATTATTACTGGTTTTGAGCTGCGCCGTACCCCTACGTTTGATCCTGATCGTGTGGACAAAGCAATTCTGTTGAGGTTTCTTTGCAAAAATCCTGCTCGCAACAAACTAATCATTAATGAGCTAAAAAAAGCGGTAAAAGCGAAACGGAAGATTGCTGTGTTGAGTGAGCGCCGGAAGCATCTCGTTTTACTGGATGAAATGTTTGCAAAGATCAAACCAGAGGGGTGCTTTTCTGATTTTTATGTTGGCAGCAGGACACAGGGAGAGTTGGACCAGGCAGAGGAGGCTGACGTCTTGTGGTGTACCTACCAGATGGTCAAGGAGGGTTTAGATATTCCCAACCTGGATACTATATTTTTAGTTACTCCTATTTCTGATGTGAAACAGGCGGTAGGGCGAGTCATGCGCGAATGCGATGAGAAAAAAGATCCTATTGTAAGTGATTTTATTGATACGAAAGTGAAGCGATTTGCAAAGCTGTGGAATGATCGCAGGCGGTTCTACATCAAAGAGGGGATGTTTAAGGAGAAGAAAAAGGAGGCTCTAAAATGAGCGGCGAGCAATCGTTCAAAGAGTGGTTGATGGGTCAACATCTTCGGGATGACGCGGTTGGTTGGATAGCAAAATGGTTTCTTCTCAAAGGGCAGGGGCGGCTCCCTGTTGAGGAGCCCGATACATTGATGGGATGGGAAGTTATTGTAGAACGAAAAGCGTCAAAGGCTCATAAGGCAATTGGAAGAGGTGCTTTGCTGACTGCTTGGAATGAGTTTAGGGGACAGACAGATGAGACGTCTGTTCAGACCATGAAGGTTTTTTCTACAATCGCTAGGCTTAGGCGTGTTGTTAATGGGCATAACGAGACCGGGGAAGAAGAAAAAGAGGAGACACTGGCTGTTACTAAGTTTCTGGGGCCGGTCTCGTCGGTGACGGTCAAATATGGTGCGACGGTCAATCTAGGCAATTGGGAATCGGCACGAATAGATTATTCGTTGCATGTTCCGTGTTATCCAGAAGAAATCAATCAGGCGTTTGAGTTTGCTGATCAATGGGTAGGGGATCGAGTGGAGCAGGAAGCTGCGAAGATTCGTGGTTGTGGGGACTCGCCCCAAGTAGATGTAGGAGTAGATGCAGAGAGTATGGTATATGGAGCCAATACCAATATTGATATGCAAGAAAAAAAAATAGATCCCCCCCTGTCTTCTGCTTGTGAAGAAAGTGGTTCGAGTGAAGGGCGACAAGAGCAAACAGTGTCTCGGCATGCTGTTAAGCCCGATGACGACAATGACTTGGGCTTTTGATTGGAGGGAATATGGTTGAGAAAAAAACGAAGCGGAAGCGGATGGCTGATGGGGCCAAGGGATCAAGGGGGGAGCGGCTGGCCTTTGTGGTGCAAGGATCTACGAAGCGTTACAAGAAGGCAGTTCTCAGTCCAGCGAGGGACCATGATATGCTGGTAGTTCCGAGGGTGAGCACGGGGCTATACGGCTTAGATGTGGCTACCAACGGGGGAATCCCTTTGAGGCGTGTAACCCTTGTATATGGGGGAAAGAGTGGTGGCAAGACAACTACGTTTTTGCGAGCACTAGGAAGGGCACAGCGGCTTTGTGCGAACTGTAGCCAGCCTGGAGAGTTCAAGGAGGGAACGATTGAGCTTCCCAATTTAAAAACGGGCAAGGTTGAGAAAGTCAAGACGGACATCATTACCGATTGTCCCTGTGGCAACCCAAGAGATACCTTGGGTCTATGGATAGATGCAGAGGGGGTTTGGTTACCATCCTGGGCTGAGAGAATGGGAGTAGACACAAAGAAAGTTATTTTGATGAGGCCCACATATGGGGAGCAGGCTTATGACATCATAACGGCTTTTGCTGAATTGCAAGAGATCGATATTATTGTGGTTGATTCTCTGGCCGCTCTTACTCCAGCAGAAGAGCACGAAGCAGAAATGGAGGAGAAGCAACAGGGGGCAGCGGCCCGGATGAACAACAAGTTTATCCGCAAAATTGTAGGTTTGATGAACGAGGCTTATCAGAATGATAAACCTATGACTGTTTGGTTGATAAATCAGTATCGGCAAAAGATCGGAGTTACGTTTGGTCCTAGCGAGGTGGTGCCAGGTGGGAAGGGACAGCATTTTGCGAATACTATGGAAATTGAATTTAGGCCAGGCAAGGTTGAGATCGACAAGGAGGCCGGAGAGCCACTGATTGGTGATTTTTACTATCACGTGAAGAGGAATAAAGTTGGTCCTCCCGGAGGGAAAGGAACGTTTCGGCAATGGATGTCTAATACCGACGTCTTTAAGCTGGGCGATCTCATGGAACATGAAGCTGTTATCGAGAAGGCTGTTGCGTTAGGGTTTGTCGAAAGGCCCAGCAAGGTGACGTACCAATACAAGGGACAAAATTACCGTGGGGTCTCTACGTTGGTTCGTTATTTTGGTGAGAATCCAATAGAGTTCGAGGGCTTAAAAGATCAGATGCTGAAGGTAAAGCTGGGGATCGATGACGAGAGTTAAACCAATAAAATTTTCTGCCCTTGCGAATCGCATCATTGTTGCGGACCCCAAGGTAGAATACATATTGATAACCCTGACTGAACCGAAGCGGCTATGTGCAAAACTCGTGTCTGCTACGGCCTGGTCCGATTTGGCCGAAGATATTAATTTGCCACTATTAAAAAAAGAGAGGTTGCGAGTTCCAATTTCATCTGAGTCGGGGGCTATGGAATGGGCCGTTAGGTATTTGTTGGAATGGGACTGCTCTGAGATGAGCGAGAGAAGAGAAGTTTCCGCGTTTCAATTTGATGGCAGAGACAGCTCCAGGCGGGCCAGGAGGCGCGTAACGAACCAAGAGGAAGAAGGGGCAAGGCTTATTGGGGGAAGACGTCACATTGGCTCCGGGGCGCTCTCAGGGCTTAAAAGCGATGCCTCTAGCGCTGCGTGGCAACTGGAGGCCAAGCAGACAGCGGCAAGCTCGATAGGGATAAAATTGGAATGGCTCGACAAGATCTCGCGAGAGGCAGGTAGTCAAGATAAAGATCCCTTATTGTTTGTGAGGTTTACTAGCGTGCCAGATGAGATGATAGTGGAAGATGACTGGGTAATGATCCCAGCAAAAGTTTTCAGGAAGATGGATGGCTTTACTGCATCTAGTTAGAAGGAAGTCAATGAAGGGTCGTTTTTTGTTAGTTGTTATTTTTCTCTGGCAGATCTTAGTTTTTGCTTTTGCTGGCAAGGAGTCGGTGGGAAACCAAAATCGCAAGTTGGACATCTCATGCCTCGGTGACTCTATTACGATGGGGATGTATCCCAGGGAGTTGCAAAAGTTTTTTGGTAATCGTGCCGATGTGCAAGTTTATGGACGCGAAGGTGCTGGTGTTGGTGGCGTCTTCGAGTATTTGCATATGAGTCTTCATCTATATGCGAGAGAACGGAACAGTATCGTGCGAGGAAAGCCAACTCATGTTATTTGGTACGCAGGTATAAACGATTGTGCAATACAGAGGTTTTCGACAAGGGATCAGGTTGATCGAGTAGTTACATACGTTGAGTATGTGATGGATTATGTGTTGACCAAGGGAATTGATCTTGTTTTGGTTCAGCACCATCCATGGGATGCTTCGTTGCAGGATAGAACTCCAATTGGCAAGGGTTGTTCATGGGCAGTCAACGAATGGCTTAATTTTTATGCTGAAATCACAGATGGAGTTCAGACCGTAGATACCCGAGAACTGGGATATCCAGATTGGCCCTGTTGTTATTATGAATGGGTAGGCAATTGTACACCGGGGCTTTGCAAAGATGGGTATCGTATTGTTTGCCCCGAAGAGCGGGTCAAAGAGGGGTGTGACAGGAGTTGGCAGCTTAGAGATGAATATGCTGCGGGGGATGGTCTTCATCTTAATCAGAGAGGAGCCAAACAGTTGGCAAAGATGATCTACGAGCAAGTCCAGTGGTGATACCGATGTTGGTATCGGTTTATCTGCATGAGTTTTACCAAAAGTTTGTGAACGCGAGTTCTTCTGCGCAAAAAACGAGCCTAGACCAAGAGCTGGATAGTCTTAAAAAATGGGGAGAGCGAAGGAGTGTGGACGTCAAAGAGGCACAAATTGAGACTCGGCAGGTTCCGAGTGTTTACCCGGTAAACGGGGAGCCTCGTGAGGTTCTTGTGGAGAAGAGGTTTTGGCCATTGGAAGATGCAAACAAACATCTTTTGAGTGTCTTAGATGAGAGGATTGTTGCTTCTTGCAAAGAGTTAAAAGGAGCGGGTATTGTTCGGCCAACAATGATTTTGCAAGAGGCGTTTTTTTTGTACCTCCTTACTCAGGGCGACGAAAAAAAATATGTGCAGAATCCAAAGGCGTGGTACGGTGTCAATCTGGTTCTTCATAGGTTACGTGGAACGGCTCGCCTAGCTGCCCGGTTCGAAAATCCAGAGATGTTTGGTCCCCGGATTACATATGGTAGGGAAGAGACTACGATAGAATATACAAAAGAGGCGTGGCGGGGAGATTTGGCTCGTCGTGGCCTGGTTCCAAAAAGAAGAGGAGGGAAGAATGCCGACAGAGACAGTGCGATTAGTAGAGGAGAGATGCGACAGATGCCGGTCACTGTTCCAGGAGAAGAGGTTGGACAAAAAAGGCAATGTTCTGGCGCAAAAGGTTTATGCGACGTCCCAAGGAAAGTTCGAGGTGCTAGAAAACGCAAAGGTGTTAGTGAGCTACAACAGGATTTGCCAGCATTGCAGTTCTCACCTAAGAACTCTCGTCATGAAGATGGGAAAGGTTGACAGGACTAAGGGTGGCAAGGGGAAGAAAAGAGTAGCAAAAAAAAGAACCGCAAAAAGAGGTAAGCGATGATAGATGCTGTTCCATCGGATAACCAGTTATTTGATGCTCTACAAGCAAAAATCAAGGGGCGTATTCCTGGTTTTAATATTCGTTTCAAAAACGAGAGTCGTACACAAAAGCTTATTGGTAAGTTGGCTTTTTTTAATAAGAAATATATGTCGTCTTATACTAGTGTTTTGGGATCAACCGTATGGTTTCCGTCGCGTGAATATGTGAATGAAAGCAAGATGCGGGCATTTAAGGTTTTGGGTCATGAATATGTCCATTTGTTGGATAGAAAAAAACATCCGATTGTGTTCGAGCTTCTTTATGCATCTCCACAAGTATTTGTTGTTTTTGTAGTGTTGGCACTGTTAGCATTCTTTTTTTCAAATTGGTGGCTCATAGCTTTATCATTATTGCTTTGTGCCTTGCCGTGGCCATCCCCTGGGCGTGCCCTATTGGAGATGCGTGGTTATGCTATGAATCTTGCAATCAATATTTGGAGACACGGAAGTCTCCTGCCGGAGACAAAAGATTGGATTACGGAAATGTTTATGGGGTGGAGCTATTACAAAATGTATCCTTTTCCTAAATCGGTACGAGAATCGATTGATAGATATGAGAGATATATTTACAGGGTCGATACGGTTCGACCAGCAGATGGGACAATTATTTTTGATTATTCGGAGGCATTTGTCGATGTATATGAATTGTTGACGGGGATCGAAGGGATTGATGTTTAACGAGGAGGGTAATGATGACAAAAATCAAACCACATTGGGTAAAATATAAAAACATGGGGGGGCCGCGCTATCTTGGCCGGAAAGAGGGCGGGAAGCGTATGCATGTTTACAATCCTCCTAAGCCGTGGGGAGTTTGGTCGCAGATAATCGGAGTGGTAGCTCGAAGCGAGGGGACTTTTGATACTGTCGTCATGTATGACGAGACAGGTGTCACTTTTGGTTTTTTGCAATGGACATTTAAAAGTGGTCGTTTGCAGAAAATGCTTCAATCATTTAAGGCGATTCCATTTTATGATTTTTGCGACGAATCGGGAAGGGACGAGTCTCTTTTTGATGCGTGGTGTGAAGACAAAGATGGGGACCAGATTTTCAAACGGTTTAGTTTTGAGATTCATGGTGGCAAGTTTGTGCATCTTCCATCAATGAAGCAGTTGAATCCAAGAAATAAACAGCAGCGTAAGGCTATTGTGGATATTTGTATGGGAAGACGCACCCTGTTTGGTTCAAAAGAACAGAAGTTGTTTGCAAAGGATCTGTGTGGGGTGTTTGCTGAGTTAGGACAGCCACCAGAGATTCATGCGGCGCAAGTAGAGTATGCAAAAATGGAGTTTAAGCAAGCTCTCGATTATCGCAGGAAACCTCTCTTGTCTGTGGGGGGCACAATTAGACATTTGTTGCCCGACGACGTATGGGGCAGTCCGGTTCCGGCTGTTTTTTACAATCTGTTTCAGAATTCGCCTGGGGGCTCGTTTAGGTTGTTTAGTAATTCGTTGAAAGAGGCGATAAGAAAGGGAATTTTTGTTCAGAATTCTATCCATGGATATTTGGATATCAATCCGGGATGTACAGCAGAAGATTATCTGGAAATTATTTGGCGCAGACTGAACCGGAGTTCTTATGCTGATTGGGGCTTTAGATCAAAGCAGTATATTCAGAGTGGTGGCAAGAATCCGCCTCGAATTAAGAGGATAAAACCTGCCATTGAGGAATTTTACGGCATAGATCTGCCGTATATAAAGTGAGGATAATATGGGTCGTGATTCTTGGAGTCCACCTGAGCCTAAAAGGCTAAATATGTCGCCAGAGCGCAAAGCTATTACTCATAAGTTTGTGTTGCCAAACTCTCACAAGGAGATTGTGCCCAGGGGAGATGGAACGTATGAGGAGACACTTGTAGACGTCGAAGGTTACGTGACTGCCGGGGTATATCCTGATGGTCGGTTAGGAGAGGTATTTCTAACCATTGGGAAACAGGGAGGGCTTTGGAAAGTTTATGAGTGTTTAATGATAGCTGTTTCTGTGGGACTTCAATATGGTATTCCCCTGAGTGTCTTTGCTGAAAAGTTTGAACATCTTAAATTTGAGCCACGAGGAATGACTAAGAACAAGGATATTCCTATGGCACATTCAGTTGTAGATTATTTATTTAAGTGGTTGCAGATGAGATTTCCTGGAGGCGTGGCGATGGATATGGCAGATGTGAAGGAGGATGAAAACGATGGGTCTAGCGGATGCAAGAAAACAGATCAGCGAGGAGAGAGCGAGACGAGCGGGACATAGGTTGTTTGAATTTGTGAAGCAAAATCGAGCAACTGATATTAAAAAACCGATGCAGATAGGAGATACGTTTCGGGCGAGTAGCTTGCCATATCTGTGCGTGAGAGAAGAGATTTTGGCAAACAGGTATGACGTCATTCGTGTCAAGCATCAGCCAGTTGGACTTCAGATTACGTTTGATATTGGAAACCTCTTTCATAATTTGTATCGAGATTTCTATTTTGGTCCGATGGGAGAATGGGCCGGAGCTTGGAAGTGTCTACGCTGCGATTGGGACACTGACAAGGCGGGACTTTCATCTCCTCCTACTTTCAAGGCAAAGCTTACGTCGCCTGGAAAACTTGCGAAAATGCCAGAAGTCTGTGGGGGATGTGGGGCTCCATTTATTTTGCCCCCCAACGAAGACGACAATATGCAACTCTATGGGACATTCAAGGAGTGGTATATAGAGGACCGGAATATCGGACTACATGGACATCCAGATGGGTGGAGTTTGCGACATGGTTCGTCCCGAGTGTTGGTAGATTTGAAGAGCCACGGGGCTAATCGGTTTTCGTCTAGGAGGACTTTGCGAGAGGGCCATGATTTGCAAATCTGGGCCTATCAACATATGTGTGGAGATGATAGTGCTGAGGTTTGGTATATGAACAAGTCTCCATGGGGCGATTCGTTGAGTTTCCTTCGCGACATTGCTCCAAAGTTTGATAGGAAAAAGTTTGAAATGTTTGTTGTGAAGCCGTTGGAAAAGCTGATGAATGGTTTAGCTGGGGGAGCGCTTCCTGAGAGAGATTGTATCTCGCTGGACTGTCCACGAGCGAAGGAGTGCCAACTAGTGGATGTTTGTTTTGAACAATAATTTCTTGCAGGCCATGGATTTGTGTTGTATTGTGTGTGGGCATGAAAACCTAGATGTTGGCAAGGAAAGGATGAGAAGATAATGGTTCAGCGCAAAGACGTCGTGAAAACAATCAGAAATCTTAAGTTGCGACCTGTTAGAAAAGATGGAGTATTCTTGCTCTTGGATGAGATCGCTGGAGAGCAAACTTCTGGTGGGATCTATCTGCCTCCTGATACTCAGCAGGGGGAGGTTTATCGGTACGCGACGGTTATTAGTGTTGGGGATATGGTAGTAGATGTTGCACCGGGACATAGGGTGTTGGTGGGGAAGTATTATGGGCAAGAGATCAAACATGAAGATTCGTCGATCTGCAAGCTGGTTATGGTTTCTCAGGACCAGATTGCTGCAAAAATAGATTAGTTATGCGTGGGGTTGTGGGCCTAGATTTGTCATTGAGACGAACAGGGATGTGCTATATTCCTCCTGATTGGGATGGAAGCAGATTGGGACTGGTTACTACATCTATTCCGACAGAGCGTGAGAAGGCTGCGTATGGGAAGCCCCATATTTTGGCTCGAATTGAAAGTGAGCGACAGCTTATGATTGCAGACCAGGTTATTCGTTTTGTGAACAAGACGAAGGCCAGAGACGTTTGTGTGGAGAATTATGCGTTTTCTACGGTAAAAGACAAACAGGGCAGACCTGTTCAGTCGTCGTCAATTACGAAGCTGGGAGAATTGGGCGGATGTGTAAAAACACAAGTTCTGTTAGCGTGCAAAATACCTGTGGTGCCGATAGCTGGGAATACGGCACGCAAGTTTTTGACGGGTGGTTTAAAAAAAGGGGGGCAAAAGAAGCAAGTTGAAAGGTTTTTGAAGCAGCATGATATCTGGTTTGATAATGATGATGAAATGGACGGGTTTGTTGTGGGGTATTGTTGGTATGGCAAAATCAACAATATTTGCAGTCGATTCTTGCCGCAGGTTGAATTGAATTTTGGCAATAGTCCGGGGTAGGGAGAAATGCAGTGAGCAAGGGTACGAACGTTTGGCATGGTTCGGGCAATGTAGCGAGTGATGTGTTTTACGGAAAAACAAAGTCCGGTGATGATGCTTGCAATTTTAAGGTCGCTATTGAGCAGGCGCACAAGCCACTTCTATATGTCCGTATTAACGTATATGCAGGACATGTGGAAGTGTGCAGGAAGAGACAGTTGACCAAAGGAGACTATGTTGTTATCGACGGTGAATTGATGAATCGGCGCGGACAAAACGATACTTTAATCGAGGTGCGTTGCAAAGAGATTATTATCCGATAGCCAAGTAGGAGGCGAAGAGATGGGAACAAATGACAAAAATACCAATTTGAAAACGATAGAGGGCATTGTTCCTCATACTGGAAAAGAGCCCTATAGCGATCTGCGTAAGGCAGTTTTAGATCTCAGGGGGATGATTGATAAGTCCCGATGGGAATTAGCTGGGAATTTGTGGAAGATTCACGATGAAACAATCTATCGTCACTGGGGCTATATTAACTGGGACCAATACGTTGAGGTGGAGGTGGGCACCACGGTACGGACAACTCGATATTTGATTTCTATGTATGGTTGGTTTGTTCATGAGATTGGCAAGGAAATAGCAGATGACACGGAGCGAGAAAAGATGATCGAGGCAGTGCGCGAACTGGGATGGACAAAGGGACGGTGTTTGGTTGGGGTAGCCAATGTTGATAACGTCTATGATTGGATTGAAAAGGCGCAAAATATGTCTAGCGCAGACTTAG